GGCGTATAAATGCGGCCATAGGTCTTGTGCTGGTAATGCTCTGACGACAGCGAGAGCAACGGCACAGGCTTAGTCTGGTCCTTGTCCACCTGATCGGCGATGGCAACAGCCAATGCCTGCACAGCACGCTTGCCGCCGACTGATGTAGCCGTGAAGCGCGCCTGCATGTCCTTGTCTTCGCCGTTGGTGCAGACCAGCATCATGCCGACTTGCATTTCCCAACCGCGCTGTGCGCCTGCTGGTGCTGGTTCCAACTCTGGCAGCGGCTCTGACACTAGCACCAGCTTTTCAGCCAGCACTTCGCCGTTGCCCCATGCGATGTAGCCATGAACGAACGAGAACGGATTAGCGGCCCACAGGCTGCCGTCTTCAACTTCGGTCTGGTCTGCACCGAAAACCCAATGGCCTGTCTTGTCCATCTTCAGGATGACTGTGCCGCCCGGCGCAACTTCCGATTGGATGGAGCGCAGCGCGCCTGAGAGGGACTGAACGGACGGCAAGTTAGCGCCGCCAAAAGTAGTGATATTCGACATTGTATTGTACCTTTTCTGTTACTGGATTTTAGACATAGCTTTGGTAAGCGTCTGTCCGATTTGCAAAACCGCTGGCCGAGGATCATTCTCCGGCGCAAGGGTAGAGCCTGTTGAGACGGCGACAACTAAGTCCGCCGGCAATTCTATCTTGGCTTTCTTCAAAGCCTTTTCCGCTTGGGCTGGTGACAGCGGCTTGGGGTCGCCCCATGCTTCTACACCAACGCCTGTCAGGAAGGCTACAGCCTTATCCTCATTTGTCCACTGTCTTGTGGCGCGTTTGTTGACCAGCTTCCAGCCGGGGACTTTGCGCCCCTCTTCCAGAAGCCCGTGCGCCATCTGCTGCAAATCCTTGATGAACGCTTCAATCAGCGGCGCCTGTTCCAGATAGTGTGCAATCTGGTCAATCGGCAGCGCGTCCATCTTGGCTTTCAGTGCGCGGTCTACCGCGCCTGTCATCACAGGACAAATGGGCTTGGCCGCGCACCACTTGCAATGGTCGCCTGACGCCAACGGCGCGTCTGGGCGCATGGCAATCTTAACGGCGGCGGCAAGTTCTTTCTCGAACGCGTCAACGCGTGCAAGGTCAGTCACCCACCGCTTGACGAACGGTGGTTGTACAATGATTAGTTCGACTTCTTTTGCGCCCTCGAAAGCCCAAGCCGTATCCGCCGTGCGTTTAGCCGCCGCAGCGTAGAAGAGTAGCTGGCTGTTTTCCTCGACTTCGACAGCCACGCCATCGCCAAACTTCCAATCCAGAACGACCGCTCGATCACCCATGCGACCAAGAAGATCGGTAGAACCAAAAACGTCAGGCAGAAAATCACCAAAACCAACCCGGCTTTCAACCGCATATTCCATCTCCCCCTTGGGGTCTATCTCGTCCAGCGCACGCAGCGCCGGTATCAGCTTGTCATCGACCAACGCTTCGGTCAGCACGGTCTTTTCGTAGGTCGTGCCGACCATGCTGTACGGGTCAAGGTCGCTCTCTAATATAGATGCTATAGTATCGTGCAGGAGCGTGCCTTCGTCGGCGTAACTGCTGCTGGGCTTTGGCGGCATGGTGTCCACCAGCGCCACGCTGCCGGGGCAGGCGATGACGCGCTTGGCGGTAGAGCCGCCGACTATCTTACTGTGCTGCATATCTTACCTCACTTTATTGTTTGAGTGGCCAGCATACAGACAACAAAATTTGATGCAAGCCTTGAAATGCAAAAAATTTTGTAGTAGCCCCTCGTCATGACTGAGAAAGAAATAGAGCGGTATTTCTGTAAACGCGTGCGTGCGGCGGGCGGCTACGCCTACAAGTTCCGCAGCGTTACGCAGATCGGTGTGGCCGACCGCATCGCCTGTATGCCCAACGGTGAGGCTTGGTTCATCGAACTGAAGAAAGCCGGCGGGCGTCTGTCTGCGTTGCAGCGTATCTTTGCAGATGAGATGACGCACACCAAGCAGCATTACGCGTGCCTGTGGTCAGTGGAGGACGTGGACGCATGGATAAAACGCTTCAGCTAAGGCCGTACCAGCAAGAGGCTGCGACGTTCCTGTACGAGCGCGACCGCGCCATGATTCTTGCACCTGTCGGCGCGGGCAAGACAGCCATTACCTTGACGGCAATGGATGAGATGCTGCGCGATGGCTACGTCAAACGCTGGCTGGTGGTAGCGCCGAAGCGTGTCTGCACGGATGTGTGGCCGGTGGAAGCACCGAAGTGGTCTGGCGTCGTCCCTGCTCTGGCTGTCGGCACGCCAGTGCAAAGGGTGGATGCGTTGCAGAGCGACGCCAGTGTGGTCGTCATTAACTATGATAACCTAGATAAGCTAGAGGATTTATCCAGCTTCGACGGGATTGTGTTTGACGAACTGACGCGGCTGAAGAACCCCAGCGGCAAACGCTTCAAGTCGCTGGAAAAGCTGCTGGCTAACGTCAAGGTGCGCTGGGGGCTGACAGGCTCGTTCACGTCGAACGGCCTGGAGGATGTCTTCGGCCAGTGCAAGATCATCGACCAGACGCTGCTGGGCCGCGCCAAGGGTGCGTTCATGCAGCAGTATTTCATCTGCACCAACCGCGACTTCGGCCAATGGGTGCCGGCAGCCGGCGCGCTTGAGCAAGTCATGCAGCGCATCCGTCCTGCGACGTTCGTGCTGGAGCCGGGCGAGTACAAGGACAAGCTGCCGCCGTGCCATGTCACGGAGGTGCGCGTTGCGCTGGACGACCGCAAGCCATACGATAAGATGAAGCGCGAGTATGTCGTGCGCTTTGGTGACGACCAGATCGTAGCGCAGAACGCAGCGTCGGTGACGACCAAGCTGCAACAGATGGCGTCCGGCTTTGTCTACAACCGCGACGCAGGCACGCCGTCCATCTGGTTCAGCGGCCACAAGTTCGACCGGCTGGAAGAACTGCTGGCGGAGAACCAGCGGGCCAACACCATCATCGCCTATACGTATCAGGAAGAATTGGCAGAACTGAAGCGCCGTTTCCCGCACGCGCAGACGATGGACGACGACAACGTCATCGAACGCTGGAACCGCGGCGAGGTCGAACTGCTGTTGGCGCACCCTAAGTCGGCAGGCCACGGCCTGAATTTACAGCATGGCGGCTGCCACATGGTGTTCCTGTCGCTGCCGTGGTCGCTGGAATTGTACGAGCAGACGGTCGGGCGCCTGCACCGCAGCGGCCAGACAAAGGATGTCTGGGTCTATGTGATGCTGACCGAGAAGAGTATTGACGAACGCATATGGGCGGCGCTGCACGACAAGCGTGCGGTGTCCGACATAGCCTTAGAGGAACTAAAAAATGAGTAAACTAAACTGGCGGTCAATGATTGCCGTGCTGTCCGACCTTACGGAAGACGAACTGAAGGCGGCGCTGGACGCTGAACTGAAGACGCACAAGCGGCCAGCCCTCGCCCGGCGATTGCACCAGCGTTACTCTGCGTTGCGGACGGCGCGGGAGCGCGACGAACTATTGAAAGGGCTGAAGAAATGACGGACGTACGCAAAATGTTTGTTGGGTCCGCCGCCCTCGACCAGCAATTAGCGTTACTAGGCGAAGCATTTGACGCGGGGGCAGCCGCACCGCGACAACCGAAGGATAAAGAAATGACAGACCATGCAGCGGCGACCGCTGAAGCACTGGAAAAGGTGATTGCCATGCTCAAGGCAGGGCAATCACCTGAAGACTTAGGCCCGATGGTTATACTGATCGGGCGTATGATGGCTAGGCGAACCTAAGCGAGATATTGCGACAGCGCCGTAGCGGCTGCGCCGATGATGGCAAGCGCACCAGCCAGCTTGGCTTTCCAACCAAGGGGCGCTTTCGGTGCGTCAGTCATGGGTAAGATTTTGCCGGCAACTTCTTTCACGGCAATCTTCGTAATGAGGTTCTTCAAGTTCATGTTACTCTCCTTACAGCCAAGAAGCATATTTCTTGGTTTTCAGTTTGCGGTCGTCGAGGCCGTGCGTGCCACCGTTGATCCGCTTAGTGAGCGCCAGAATGGCAGCGTCGCCGGTGCCTTGGTCGCAGATTGACCACAGCTTGTTCTTGTCGAAGAACCAAAGGGCGCTTTCAAAAGCCAGTTCGGTAGCCACCAGATCGGGATTCGTCATCACATCGGGGCGACCGATGTAGTCGGAGAACGCCTTGAAATTAAATTTGCCCGTCAATTGGAGGCTGCCGCGGCCACGGAAAAGCCACCCCTCGCCTGACGCTTCGTCGCCATTGCCCATGCGGTTGGCATAGACGCGGTTGGCAATCTTCTCAGGCTTACGCTCGTAAGCGCGTGCCAGCGCGTCGGTCGGAAAGTACTTCCCGAAGATGCCGCGCAGACCCTTGGCACCGTAGTTCAGGTTCTCGCTGAACGCCTTGAAGCCGCCCGACTCATGCGCCGTTTGAGCAAAGAAATGTGCAGCCCGATCAGGTGATAGTTTATAAAAAGCCGCAGCCGCCTTAAATGTACCCGGACCAAATGCACCATCTGCGGTCACCCCAATCTTTTTCTGAAGTTCAATCAAGCTCATTTGCCAGCACTCCGCCAATCAGGAAAGTCATCCGCGTCAACTACGCCGTCGCCGTTGGCGTCGTAGCGCAGGTCGTTGCGGTACTTCTCCCACGGCGCCATGTCGTCGTCATCGTCATCTTCGGGCGTGTCGATAAAGACAGTGCCTTGCGGATCATCATACGCCTTTGGCTCTTCTGGCGCAGGCGCTTCAGGCTCTGGTTCTTTATCGCGGGCGTTGGCGTTAAGGCTCAAGCCGCCCAGCAGCCCGACGAACGCGCCGATGATCGTCTGGAACGCAGGGTTGACCATCTCAAGGATGGCCGCGCTGTCCACAACATCGTTCGGCATGAACAGGCCGGCGACAAGCGCCAGCACAACAACAAGGATAACCGCCGACAGCGTGACGATTGCCACACGCACGACAAACTCGACGGTGTCGTTGACGCCGTCGCTCTTGCTTTCAAAACTACTCAGGAAGCTCATCTTCTTTATCCTTCTTCTTTTGCATGGCCCCGCTGCCCTGCCCCGCCATGAGGCCAGCCAGCGCGCCGACAATGAACGTCGCTATCGGGTTAATCAACTTGAAAAACTCAGCGTCGTTGGGCGACTGCCCTTCCATCGGCTGCGATACAAACACCAGCGAGTATAGCACAGTCGCCACGATGAACGTAAGCGTCAGCGACAGCACGATGCCGACGATGAACCGCAGCAGTTCTTCTGGCGACCATTCGCTAGTGGGCTTCATGCTCTTCTTCTTCGCCTGTATTTATCAGCCATTCGGTGCAGTAGCCCATAGCGATGCAGCGCGGCTTCTTGCAGATTTCGTCCTGCCAGTTCTCAGGGTCTTGGCAGTCGTAGCGGTAGCGGTCTTCGCAGCCCGCCAGCAACAGTACCGCCAGTAGTAGACTGACTACACGCATGGGTCTACCTTAGACGCCCTTTTGCAGCACGTTCATGAGAATGCCGACCAGCAGCACTATAATTGTGCCAGCCGAAGTCATGCCGACTTTCTCAATACGCTTCATCCGCGCACAGATACTCTCGTACCTGAACGCGCAGACTTGTTCGTGCGTGTTAAGCTGCGCTTGTGTTTCGTCAATGCTGGCCATTGTTAGCGTCTCATCTTATTAAGGTTTTGAAACTGCTTATCTTTAGATATTCTGCCGTATATTGGCGCAGGGTAGCCTTCAGAAAAATCAATATCTATCAGTGGATCGCCGGACTCAGGATCAAATTCAGGGAACCCAAACTCCGAGCCTATTGTTGGCGGCGGCCCAAACTGTTGCGCCATGACATTACGCACGCCGGCTGGCACTTGGCTAACTTTTTCGGACGCTATCTGACGCGCCGGGAAAGTGTCGATAAGCTCACCCATACGCGGCGCAGACGCATACGCATCAACCAGTTCTTTCTCCACCCGCGGCATGAGATAGCCGGTTTGCGCTCGACGCGCGCCTTCAGCCGCTACAGCAATAGGGGCTGCGGGCGTATTCATCAGATAACCAAAGCCGCGGGTTATATAGTTAGGCGTTTCGTTCCGTATAACTTTGCCGGCAGCGCCGGTACCTTCGTCGCGCAATGTATTTATGCGGGTTAGCTGCTCAAAATCTTGCGCCGCGTTCATTAACGGGGCGTAAAGATTGGGGTCCGTCGTTTCCAAATTGCGAATGTCGTACTGGTTCGTACCGCGCCCCATAATGTCGTCAACGGTTTCGTCGCGTCCGCCGCGCATCAAACGCGTAAATTGATTTTGGCTTGTGTCCGCGAGATTAACAGCTTCTGCCGCCAACTCTTGCCGGTCCATAGCAGACATACCTTCGCGGTGGCGCTCCAGATAGTTTTTAAAGTCAGGGCCGAGAGCGTCATCAACAATATTTTTAAATCCTATGACAATACCGGCTGTGCGTTTTTTTGACCCTGATGAAGGCTGTTGTTTGGATGACACCAGTTTTTCGATAGTGTCGCCGGCTTCTTTGCGAATGGTGTATAGGTTATTTGGGCTAATAAAACCGTAGATATCCGCGCCGTTCTCAATATTTTTTGCGAGTTTTAACAGCGCGCCGCGGGCTGCGCTTGTTTTAATACCTTCCGAATCCGCCTGCGAACGCAACGCGGTTACGATAGGATCGACGGCAACAGGGCCGCGCTTTTGTAGGGCTGCTTCACGGAGCGGCGTAGTGGTTTTTGATACGGCGGTGCGACCCAAATCAATGGCTTGCCGGCGCGCGGTTGCATCAACGCCGCCAGAAATGTCTGCCAGCGATGCGTTACGCGCCGCGGCTTGGGCGTCCAGTTTACGGCCAAGTACGTCGGCGCCGGTCTCAGTCTGTTCTTGCGCCATTTTACCAATACCGAACACAGCGCGCGGCTCAATCTTGATATCCACAAGAAACCGCTCCGCCATGCGTTGATCGTCCGGCGATAGTTTTGCAAACTCTGCGCGGGCTGCGTCAAGGTTGTCTGCAAAAGCGCGACGCAGGATTTCAGCCGCCTTACCTTTAGCCATAGTGTAGCCGGGGCGGAAAAAATCAACCACGGGGCTGCCCATGCGCTTTAGTACGTTAAGCACAACGGGAAGGCCGGCGCCGTAAGCGCCACCTTCTAAAACATCCTGATCCATCAACCCTGCGGTAGTGGCGCCGGAGACACCACCGCCGACGGTCCGCTCAACTAGCTGTTTTGCCCGCTGAGAGCGAGTAAGTTTGGCTGACTGCGCGGCGGTACGGCCTGAACCAACGCCGCCGGACGCTGTAGCCTTAGCAATCCGCGCCAACGTGTTGCCCACCACAGGCGCCTTTTGCAGTATAGGCGCAGCCAGATTAGCGACGCGCGTAACTCCTGCGACCGGCCCTACCATGCGCCCGATTTCGCGGGCGACGGGGCGCGGCTGCGTTGTCAACTGCCGTGCCACCGTATCGACAGCTTTCTTGCGCTGGTTCTGGGCCTGCTTTACTACATCCTTACCAAAAATCAGACTTGATATAGGGTCTGTAATCATGGCAGCGGCGTTGTACGCGCCTTCGGGAATGCCGATTAGGGCTTCGTTAATGACATCTACCGTAGTGTCTATGGCGCCGATACCTGTACCGCGGTTACGCGGCGCTGCCTTTTTGGGCGGCGAAATAAACTTTATAATCTCAGTAGGCTTGTAGCCGATGTCTACCGCCTCCTTAACTTTAGGATCAGTCGAAGCTAAGTACGCAATGATTTCCGCGTCGCTATAACCGTTCCGGCGGGCTTCACGAATTTTTGCTTTATAGTCTACAGGTGCCATAGCTAAATAACCTTAACCGCCAAAAATATTTTGAAGGGACTTAGCTCTTGTGGGTGTTTGCGGAGCCGATTTATATTTGGGCGCTACAGTACGAACTTTTAAGCGGAGTTCAGGCGCTTCCTTCATGACTTCGCGGTATACATTGTTGTACTTTTGTATCGCTTGTTCGCGTGTGCGGTACAGTTCGTCACGCAAACGCTGCATTTCAATTTCCTGTTTACGCTCTGAACCTGTTTGCGTCAGCTTGGTGGATGCTTGGGCGGCAATTTTTAAGTCGGCATCGGACACAACACCCTGCGGAGAGCCGCCAGTTTCGGTTTGCCCCCTGTCGTCAATAAGTTTTTGAAGGACAGTATTGCTCGTGATGTAATCGTAAAGCCCCTGCGCGTCGGCGCGTGTCTCAGACTGAAAGAACCGCGGTATACGCCCTTCAACCGTACCGATGATGCTGTTCCGTGAGCCTGAGCGCAAATATTCGTCGATTGCGTTAATGCGTCCGGTAAGACTGTTTACCAAAGTCTGCGTTTCAGCCTTCGCAACCGGCATTTCGCCGCGCAACTTTTCCAGCCGTTTTGCGCGTTCTGTACCCGCTACAATCCGCGGCTCAGTACCAACCTTAACGTTTTCCGACCCAGCGGTTTCAGCCGCTTTCTGGTTGCCTAGCACTTGCGGCGCGACTAACGCCGATCCGGGATACGCGCCTACATTTGGTTCTTTCCGCTTAACCGCTATATATTGCGCCAGCGTCTGGTCCATCGGCGGCGCACCGCGCAGACCAGCGGTCTGTGACTGCGGTGCTGGACCACGCATATCAGCGAACTGCGGCTGCTGGCCCATTCCGCCGGGTTGCAGCTTAATGTTATTGGCGCGGATCATTTCCATGAACGGCTGCCTGTTCTGCTCCGGCGCCAACGCCATAAGCTGATCAAAGTCCGCTTGCGCCATCATGCCCGTCTTAACCGCAGTATCTACGACCTGCTGCGCCCTTTGAGGCGTCATCTGTCCTGCACTTGCACCCGCCGAGAAAGACGCAGGGGTGTTTGTCATACCCAAGCCTTCTTGCATTTGGCGGATATGGTCTTGCTGATACGGCGTAAGTGGCCGCGCGCTATCGGGGGTGACAAGGGTCGCGCCGAACTCACCTGTCGGCACTGAGCCGGTCGGCGTCCGCGGTGCCGCGACTGGCGCCGGTGACGCTGCGTTGGGCGTACTACGTATGACCTTTGTTGAAGCATTCCTGCCAGTAGTAACCTGTACAGGCGTATCCTCTGGGATTAAGTTTCCTTGTTCGTCTTTTTGCCCTTTAGCCGTATACTCAAGGGTGGCTTGAGCGTTGGGGTATTTTTTATTAAAATATTGTTCAGTCTCCATCATTACAGCCTCTAATACTGGAGCGCTGAATGTGCCGGCAACTTGGCGCATTGTAGCGCCAAGTTGCGGGGATGTTTTATCTATCATACCCAATAAATTTTGATAGCCAGCTTCGCGTGCGTTCGGGTCTTCAGTTTCTAAAAGGGCGGCGCCAATTTTGTAGAGTCGCAGCATCTCTTTGTCTTCAATATCCAAGTCTTTTTCACGCATATTCGCGGCCTGCATATCGACTTCACGCCCTTCTTTGGCCCGCGCAAATTCCATCTCCTGACGGATACGTTCGCTTTGAAGCTGTGACGCGCGCTGCTGCGACGCCATGTTCATCATGTTGGCGTATTGCGTTGCGGCCCGCGAAGGATCGGGAAGCTGTGGGTTACGGGCCTGAAGTGCTATCATTTGGTTTGCCATATTAAGGACCTGTTCGACCGGTTAAGTTATATGTTGTACCAGAACCAAAGCCGCGGACGCCCGCAGGCGGCGGTGGCGGTGGCGTGTTGTTCCTGTAGTAAGCCATCATAGCGTTGTTCATGGGCGCCTGCATAGCCATCCCGGCTATCTGGCCTAGCGCGTTGTTGTACGCGTTGGCTTGACCGATGTAGCCAGATGCACGGGCGGCGCCTGCGTTCATCGCGCCTGTGGCTTGAGCGTTACCGACATTGTATGCGCTCTGCGATCCAGCATTTGCCAAGTTCATAGCGCCCTGCTGCTGCGCCTGTGCGACGTTGTACGCATTTTGTGCAGTGTTCTGGCCCTGAGCCAACGCAAGGTTGCCTTGGTTGCCGTAATAGTTGGCAGCGTTGCCGGCCATAGCGTTTCCGCGTCCGAGCGCAGTCCCTGCCATCGCCTGACCCAGACCCAAATTAGTTCCTGCGGTTGCCTGACCAAGACCTAAAGATGTTGCAGCGGTAGCTTCGCCGCGGTTCAGCGCGTTCTGCGCGGTCATTTGGCTGCGCGCAAGAGTGTTCCCTGCGGTAGCCTGCCCTAAGTTCAAACGGTTCTGCGCGGTCGCCTGACCAAGACCCAGACGGTTCTGCGCGGTCGCCTGCCCTAGCCCCAGCGCATTTTGAGCAGTTGCTTGACCAAGGCCTAAAGTGTTTCCGGCGGTTTGCGCGCCGTACTGCCCTGCGGCGCCCGTCATGATATTTGACGCCGATTGGCCTGCGCCCGTTAAGCTGCCCAGCGTACCAAGACGCGCGGCGCGCTCAGTCTGATAGCGGTTAAATGCGTTGCCAAATTCTTGGCTGGCTAAGTCTTGGCCGAACCGCTGAATACCTTTCAAAGCGCCGCCGGACATAAGACCGCCACGCGCAGACGCGCTGCGCTCAAGCGCCTTCATGCCTTCCGCTTGACGGAAAGCATAGCCGGGGTCTTGCTGGAACTGTTCTGTGCCAAAAGCCTTAGCGTACTGGCCGAAATCAGCAGCGTTCCTGTCGCCGCCGAGGCCCATAAGCTGCATAATCTGGTCTTGGGCGGTTAGGCCGCTTTGAATATACGGCTGCTGAAAACCTTCTTGCCGCTGGTATGCTTGGTCAAATGCAGTTTGAGCGCCGCCGAATGACCTGTCATACGCGGCTTGAGCATCGGCAGCCGCACGGTTGTACGCCTCTTGAGCGCCGCCAAACGCCGTATCGTAAGCGGTCTGCGCGCCACCAAACCCTGTGTCGTAAGCGGTCTGCGCGCCGGTGAACCCTGTATCGTAAGCGCCTTGCGACGCATCGTAAGAGCGGTCGTATGCGCCTTGGGCCTGTCCATACGCCTGAGTGTATGCGTCTTGCGCGCCGCCAAAGGCTTTACCGTATGCGCTTTCAGCGCCAGTGTAGGCTTGGTCGAACTGCCCACGCGTTTCTTCATACTCCGCACGCGCCAAGTCGCGCGCTTCTTTGTTCGCCGCGTCCTGCGCGGTCTGCGCTACCTTTGCAGCTTCTTTTGCCGCCGCGACAGCTTCAGCAGTGCCAGTCCTTTGGGCCTCTATTGCCAGCGCGGCTGCGCGCTCCTGCGATGCGGCTGCCGTTTCAGCGGCTTTTGCTTGCGTGTCTGCCGCTTTTTTAGATGCTTTGCTGGCGATAACACCCCCGGCAAGGGCTGCACCGCCGCCGATCAATGCTGCTCCGACTACGGGTGCGATTGGCATTATCTTAACTCCATCCGGTAAATTTGATAAAGTGTACCAAACGACTCTACCATTTCATCTGTCTTTTGCATACCCCCTTCAAGGGCGTACTGAATTACGTGTTTACTATCTGGCTCGATTTTAGTCCACAGCTTTTCCGTGCCGTGTTCGCGCAGATATTCAATAGCTTTTGCCCTTGCTGCTGCGGCCCATTCGCCGCGCCCGCTAGGCAAAACAAACGTGTGTACTTCGCGGACGCCGGGTGCAGTCCCAGCAAACAGGAACCCGCCGTGTTCGCCCATCAGAAACCAGTTGTCAGGATTGTCAACAAGTATCTGCGTGTCTATGTCGCCGTCAACGCCGCTACCAACATACGGCCTTACCGCGGGATCGTTTACGACCTTGTTGATAAAAGCAGTGTCGTAGCTACGCTCTAGCATTAGCTGATTTCGCGGCCAGACGCGCGCAAGTTGACCGCCGCTGCCGCTGACGCAAGCGTCGAGACATACCCGCCAGACGGCAGGGTGTGGCCTACGATTTCTGGAAAGGTGTACGTCTCGCCGGGTTGCAACGTCCGCGTCTTGACGATCAAGTTGTCGTTCCCCGTTGCCGATCCCGCAGCGCCTAAGTTGACGCTCACGTTGACCATGCCGCTGCTGAAGTTGGTAGCGGTAAACTTGTCAATGATAGTCGTGGTGCTGCTGGGCGCCACATACTGCGTGGTCTGCGCGTTTTCTATGTTCTTAGCGGGGATGATGTTTGTGGCGATAATTGGCATGGGCCGGTCCTATCAGGTTACGTTGCCAGTGACATAGAATGTTTCAGTGCCAACGCACAACACCGAAGCTACACCGTAAGCCGCGATGGTGCGGCTGCCTGTGGTGGCCGTGCCGCCGAGCCGTAGCGTCGTGCCGGCGCCCTGCGTCAACGTGACGGTGCTGGCGCTGCTGTTGACAACGAGAAACTCGTTACCGGCCACAAACACGCCCGACGGGACTGTGGTGGTCGCGGAAACATACAGATGCTTTCCGATGTCGGAAGCCGCCGCCGTCGTGTTGAGGCTCTGCGGGATGCTGCGAAAACCGATAGTGTAATCCGTGCCAAGGCTGTCTTTGACGGTTGATGCCGAAGCCATGCCGGTAAGGGTCTTGTTTGTTACCGTCTGCACTGCGTCCAGATAGACGCCGTTCGTCACCGTGCCAGCGTTGCCGGACACATCGCCGACGACGTTGACGGTAAGGGTTACACCCGTGATTGTACCGCCGGTTATGTTTACGTTGTTGGAGTTCTGGCTGGCAAGAGTACCGTAGGTTGAGATGTTATCGACAGTCCACTGCAATGTGCCAGTCGCGCTTTCCAAGACTACCTTGTAACTGGACGCGGTGGAGAACCACAGATTACATTCGCCGCGAGAGTCCAGAATAACTGGGTTGGTGTTAGGCGTAACACCTGACTCGTCGGTGTACGTTTCCAACGGCGTTGTCGTACCGGCTGCATAGGTATAGACCTTGCCGCCGACCAACGGGCTACCGTTAGCATCGAAGAATTGTGCTTTAGGTTGTGGAGCAAGAACAGCCATAACTAGACCTCAATTAATGTTATCAGTTACCGTCAGGATGACGGACGGAATTGCGGGGACAGGGGCGCTGGCCGCTGCTGCGAGAATTTGGCAACCTGTATCATCTGTAGACCAAACCAGTTCAAAATAATCACCTGCGTTTAACTCTATCACAAAGTTCCATGCGGCGACAACTGCCGCGCCGTTTCCAACTAAAGTTACCTGTGTGGCCGAGTTTGCTGCGTCAACACCGTTTACCCTGTACCAGATAAAAACGTGTTTGGCGCTGGCAGACGATTTAACAAGCTGCGCCGAAAACTGAAAGTTGTACGTGCCTATGCGATCCACATATACACGCGACGTAGGTGACCCAATGTAGACGCCATCAGAAATGCTTGTGGAGTTAATCGTAATTGGATACGCCGTATTGATGACTGCGGCGGATTGCGTGGTCGTATCGTAAAACACGCCGTGACGTTTAGCGTCAATCTGCGGCGTATACGCAGGAGCCAAGTCTTGCCCGAAAGACGAACTGGCGGCTGAGTTAGATTGACCACCGCCCGTTATCGTAAAAAGGTTAAATAAATACCTGTACCACTCCCGCGTCACCGTGCCGTCTGACACGTCCGTAATCGGGACACGCGACGCAGGGATGCGGGTGAGTTGGTCGTTAGGCATTCGTGCCGCTCAACAGCAGTTCAGCGCCGGTAAGGTAGATGCGGACAGGATCACTGCCGGACAGTTCATACACGCGGTCGCGCAGCTTCAGCGTCATGCCAAGGCGGCGCCACATGACGCGAGTGCCGGTCGCACCGATTTTACCCATAGACGCCCAGTGTTCGTTGGACCATGTATGGCCGCCGTCGTCAGACCAGCGAAGCATGGCTTGCGGATCGCTTCCTTGGCCAGTGTTCAGGCCGACGCCCGTTTCGCACTCAAGCTGCAAGCTATGGTTTGCTGTACGTTTGAGGTTGTTTTGGCCTGTCGGCAGCGCACGCCATGAACGCAGCCAACGCTGCGCTATCCCGTTGTCTTCGAAAACATTTAGCTCAAACGTGTAAATGTTGCCGTTAGCGTAGTCGCCGACAATGATATTGCCTTGGAAGTTGCACTGGCAGTTGCTGCGGTGACGCGAGAACACGCCGCTGTTACCAGACGGGGTAAGCGGCAGCACCGTGTAGAACGCGCCGGAATAGAACGCTTCAGCGTTAAACGCGCCCACAGACGGCGCGATGGATGAGTAAGATGACCGCTGGTGCCATGCGCCGGTAGACGCGTCGAACACCCATGTTTCATCCGCGGACGGAAACGACAGGACATAGAACGCGTGACCGTCCTGCTGGTAGGTGTAGCCTACTGCGTCGCTCATATTCAGATAGTTTTGAATGCGCCATTCAATCGCGTGCGTGGACACGCGCTGGGCGTTATAACCAGCAGCCCTGTAGACGACGCCTTGGCCGCGGGCGTCAGCGCCCAGCCAGAACACAGTGTTATCCATCTTGGCGATGGAGTGCGGCGCGGCGCAACCGATTTCGTTGAACGCGCCTTGGATCGGCGACAGCGGAAAGTCTAACCCGCCGGAGTTGTACCACACTTCGGTAGAGTCCGTGCCAAACACCCAGCACTCGCGGTGGTCTACCAACAGACCGACGACGCCATCAGGGCTGCCTTCGGCGCTGGAAAACTCTAGTGGGTCAATCTGGAAGCCGTCGTAAAGCTGTGTCACCCAAATCTTCTGGCTGTTTGGTTCGTTGAACACAAAATAGCCGTCCAGATAGCCGACAGTAACCGCGCCGGGGAAGTCAGGGTCGGTGATCTGCCCAAACGTGTCGGTTGACTCGTCATATATGTACGAGTCAGGATTGCAGGCAAAGAATATCTGTGTGCCGTTGTCGGCGATGGATACAGGGCCAGTGCCGGTCACGTCGCCCAGCTTGACTGGCGTTCCGGTAAGGCTGGACATTTTGTAGACTTCAAAGCCAGACACGACGTAAAAGTCATCGCCGCGTGTCTGATGCGCCCACAACCCGCGGATCGGGCCGGTGCCGATGGTCTTCTGTCTTAGCAGGCCGGGGCAACGCTGTAGAAAGGCAGGCTCCATGCCGCCTTCCGGTACAACTTCCGGAAACAAGTTTATCATGCGTGCGTCGGCAGCGTTTACCGAACGGGCCACATACGCGCTGCCCAGTAAGGGCGTCTTCATTAGTAGTTTCCTGCGAAGATGTTATACCGCTGGCGTGTAGCTACAAGGCTGTACGGCATTGACATGATGTCGTCTGGATTGTTGATGCGCTTCAGGTTGCGCTTAGATGCCATAGCCAATCGCTGAACCTGCGGTGCGGGTTCGACGCCGAACTCAGGTGCTAGTTCGCAGGCTAGGTTATAGCGGAACGCACGCAGGTAGCCGGGCGGGAAATGCAGGACTGTGTCAAGCGTTGCGGGTTGCGTCAGTTCTTCAACCGAAATGAAATGCCATTCCAAATCGCGCGTCGGGCGCGGGTAAATGAACATTTCAACGTCAGGAAACGTCATGTTGACGAAGATGACTTGCGGGAACGTAGATGTTACAGTCTTGACAGCGATGCCGTTATACTGCTGCTGGTTAATGAATTTAATGCCGTAGCTAACGCCGGTTCCGGGGTCTTTGAAATACGTAGCGTCATTTAGCAACACGGGGCGGTTGCCGACAAAATCGCCGGACGGCCCAAGCGTGCGCGACAGTTCGCCAGCAGGCCATGTGAAGACTTGATCTTGGGTTGCGAAAACGGACAGACGCTCTGTGTTCCAGCTATCGATCATCTGGTTCATGGCGCGCAGTGCGTCCTGCGACGTGTCAGCCGAGGGAGTTTCGCCTTCTGCCAGAACGCCTAGAAGCCTAAGCGAACCGTTGATTATATCGCCCGCCGTTTCCATCGTTTAGTCTTCCTGCGTTGTGCGGCGGCGACTATTGCGCGCCGGCATTTCGTTCACTGTAGCACTTACAGGCTCGTCAGGATAGTATCTTTCCCATCCATAGTCTTCGTCGCAGCGTGCTTCTTCTTCAGAAATAGCAACTTTTGCGCCGTGGCGGGGGTGAGTGAGATAGATAACAGCCATAAAACTATCTTTCAGAAAAGGATGCCCCGACTTAAAGCCGGGGCAAACTCATTAGCCAGCGATACGGTACAGGTTGTACGTCGTCGCGCTTGTCTTGACTGCGCGGAACAGTACGCTGCGCGATGCAACGCCTGTGCCAACGCCGACCAGAGTCCAGCCGGTGCCTACTACGATAGTAGGAACGCCAGTGCTGGTAGCAACCAAAGAAAACTCAAACGATGAGTTGGTCTTTGCGCTGCTGATGTCGGCGTCTACAACCGAAACAGCAGGAAGCGTAAGGTCAGCAGTGCTGCTCGAAGTGTAAACAACTGCGCCACCAGCCAAATCGGCTGTGGTCAGTGTAGCTGCTGCGGTATACGCAGTAGGGATAGCTGAAGTACCAAGAGTAACTTCACCAAGATTTCCGTCGCCGACTTGATAACCGCCAGCACCATTAGGAAGAGCCATAATAAAAATCCTTTAAAAAAGTTGGCCCCCGGCGAACCGAGGGCCAGTGTTAAATTAACCCCACATCCGGACAGCCATTTGTGGACGGATCGTGCTGTAGCCGTACAGAACGTCAATACGGCAAGGCATACGGTCGTTGTTGATGTCGTACTGACGAACAACGCGCAAGCTGATGCCGTTATGCACCTGACGCGAAGCCATATCTACGCCCTGTGGGAGCAGAAGGTCGGCGGTTGCGAAGGTGATAGCGTCCTTGTGGTAGATGAGGTTCTGCGGATATGCCGTTGAAGCCGTACCAACAAAGATAATGGCCGCAGCATTGGCAGGCAAAGTGAGAACGGTAGCAAGTGCC